CGTGAAAATGTTGTTTCACTTGCAAGAAATATTGGTTATGTACCCCGTTCAAAAACCGCTGCAATCGCTTCAATTACCATAGGTGATGTTAACTTAGGTGCCACAAACGACAGCACTCCAAGGTTTTTAACACTTCGTTCAGGTTTAGTGTGTGTAGGTAATTCAGAAAATACAACTTATCGTTTTTCAATCCCAGATGATATAACATCTTCAAGAGTAATAGACATAAATGGTACTTCATTTGCACAATTTAATGATCCTATTAGTGTTTATGAAGGAACTTTACTTCAAAGAGTTTATAGAGTTGATTCTTCAGTAGATCAAAGGTTCATAATTGATAGTCCTAACATAGATAGCTCTACATTAAGAGTATATGTCAAAGGAACTAATGATGTTGGTCTTGGTAGAAAATATTCGATGGTGGATAATATATTAAACATTGGTAAAAACTCTGAAATCTATCTTTCACAAGAAGTTCAAGATGAAAAATATGAAATATTGTTTGGTGATGGACTATTTGGTAAAAAACTAGAAAATGCCTCTGTCATAACTGCAAGATATATTGTGACCGAAGGAGAAAATGGAAATGGTCCCTCTAATTTTAGTTTCCAAGGGTCGTTTACAAAGAGCGATGGAACACTCTTCACACCATCAGATAATATCACTGTAACCACTGTATCAAACGCTTCTAATGGTGCTGAAGTTGAAGATGTGTCTTCTATTAAGTATTTTGCTCCTCGACTTTACTCAGCACAATATAGAGCAGTTACACCAAGAGATTATGAAGCAATAATTCAAAATATTTTTCCTCAAACTGAGTCAGTAGCAGTTGTAGGTGGAGAAGAATTAGACCCGCCTAAATTTGGACAAGTTCAAATCAGCATTAAACCTAAAAATGGTACATATGTGTCCGATTTTGATAAAACTCAAATTAAAAATAAATTAAAAAATTACGCTATTGCTGGTATAAATTCTGAAATTGTTGATTTAAAGGTACTATATGTGGAATTAAATTCTGCCATTTATTATAACCCTGCACAGATAGCTTCTGAAAATAATTTAAGAACAAGTATCGTAACATCACTTAATCGATATGCAAATAATATTGAAATTAATAAATTTGGTGGTAGATTTAAATATAGTAAGATTAATACCTTAATAGATCGTGTTAATAATGGAATAACTTCAAATATTACAAAAGTAATTATAAGAAGAGATATGAAAGCTTTACTTAATCAATTTGCACAATATGAACTTTGTTTTGGTAATCGTTTTTATATAAATCCAGCTGGATTTAACATAAAGAGTACTGGATTTACCATACAAGGATCTACACAAACTTCATATTTGACAGATGTTCCTAATAAAGATGGATTTGGTAATCTTGATGGTAGTATGAAAGGGACTTTAAGTGTTGTTAGTAAGAATGAGAAGAATGAACAGGTTGTTTTAGTAAAAGAGGCTGGAATAGTTGATTACAAAAAAGGTGAAGTAATTTTGAATACAATTAATATAACTTCTACAAATACTCAAAATAATATTATAGAAGTTCAAGCGTTCCCAGAATCTAATGATGTGGTTGGTTTGAAAGATTTATATTTAAATTTTGATGTATCTAAAAGCACAATAAATATGTTTAAGGATGTAATTGCTTCAGGTGAAGATGTATCAGGTGTGGTATTCACAAGAGATTATTATACTTCTAGTTACTCTAATGGAGATTTAGAGAGGAAATAATTTATGTCACAAATTGACAAAAGAATAAAAGTCAATACTATTATTGA